CATTCACACTTTGAGATAAATCTTTACCTATTGTACCCAACTTGCCTGCAAACCCACTAAACTCTGGACTTGTGCTCTCTGACGAACCAGTTAATCCAGCACCCGATGTGCCAAAGTTTAAAATTTTGTTTATAGGTGCTCCACTTATTAAACCAGACGCACCACTAGTGATACTACTAAAAGCGCCGCCTATATCTGCTGGAAACCCACTTAGTGCGCTAGAGATTTGCGAAGTTATATCACCAGTGCCCAATAAGCCGCTCAATGGGCCGCCGTTACTGTTAACACCACCTGTTGATCGTTTGCCGCTGAATTCTGTAATTCCCGCAGACTGTGTTGCTGATGCCGCAGTACCAAATAATCCAGAATTAGCCAATACGCCAGTGGTAGGAATAAAAAAGTTATTTCTAGGATCTTCATTCTTACGTAGTACGTCCTTGGTAATTTGTATTAATTCGCCTTTAGCTAATCCTCTAAGATCAACGTTTTTGTTTTTCTCAAACGCCCTAAATGCTGTAAATGCCGCACTGCCAAAATTTGCACCTGATGCTTCACCAACAATGCTGTCCACTGCACTGAGTATTCCGCCTGGGCCCAATATGCTGTTTGTTCCACCACCTGCAGGAGTGAGTGGACTTGGGGACTTATCATAGTGTAGGTCTGCGAATCCTGCTACTGTTGCGGTGCTAACATTACCCCCAGCATACAGCACTGTGGTAAAAGAAATAGTCATACTATGCTCTAATAATCCATTGGAACTTGCACTATGTGATCCGTGTGTAAAGTTTGTTATAATCGGATTAAGAAGTGTGTACTCACTGAAACGTTTCTGATGTAAACTGTATACCCTAATAGAAGTAAAATATCTGGCTAAAGCCGAGCCTCCTTTAGACGCAGGAGAATATCCAAATTTATCATAGAAATCTCCTTGGCGTGGCTGGTACTTGTTGTTGGCATGATAGTTAGGCGATATGTGTCCTGATCTATCACTGTATCCTGCATCGTTATCTCTATAGTAATGAGTATAATAATCGTACCACAAGTTTCGTACGATTTCAGACTGGTCATCGTGAAATGTTACTGTAATTTCACCATAGTTTAATTTGGTTTGTACCAACTCTTTTTTGTTATAGTTGTTCTTAACTTGTACATCAACAGTATAGCTTGGCAAGTTTATACTCTTAACCAGCATGCCTGCTTCTGTAATTTGATCAGTACTAAGATTTGATATCTCACTGTCTACATCAAAAAACACATGATATAGCCAGTCATACTTAGGACTTCGTGCATAGTTATTATCAACAAACAGTCTACTGGCGTGTTTATAATCTTTAATACTATCGCCAGTGGCTATTTGTTTAAAAAATCCGTCAAAAATATTAGCCATAGAAAAGATACCTTATATGGTATTTAGCCCAAAAAAATACCCAGGATTTACTCTGGGTATTTTTTCTAGTTAGAAAAACTATTAGGTTACACCTGTAATGTTTTCGCCTAACGTTCTGCCAACTGCTGTACCAATACCTGTTCCGTCTGGTGTTTGTATAGCGTTGTCGTATCTAATTGTTAGAGCAATAGTAGCTGGGTCATTTGAACTATAGTTCATGTCACCATACGCTACGTTGTTAATAAATGCTCCGTACAATTCCCATGTCTCAAGTACATTTGCTTCGTTTGCGCCATTGCCGCCATCTAACATTTCAAATCTGAGAACAAATTTGTAATCAATGCCCGAACTTGCGCTTGACTGTTCAGCAAAATCAAATTGCTTCTGAACCTGCTCGCCAACCAGTTTACTAACATTTCCACCTGCATCGTCACGTAGAGTAACTGATATTGTTTCCCAGTTTGGTTTGCCTACTAGATAAACTTTACTGTTGTAAACATCGATTGTTTGTTCGTTAAAAACAGCAGTTGGTCTTGTGATTTCACTGACTTGTTTGGTTAATTCAACTCTGTCTGTGCTTACACCAAAGTTTTCAAACACCGCCCGAAAGCGATATTTCATCTTTGGCATTAAAAGTCCTTGAGCACTTGCACTTTGGTCTGTACTCAAAGGTACTGTAAATTTGTTTAATGACGCTATTGCCATATCTTGTTCTCCTGTTATAGATATTTATCGAAAATACCCATTGTGTTAATGGAGCCCGGAGGCTCCATTATGTGCTACTATTATAAATTACCTGCGGCTATATCACCTGGGTTCTTAAGTCGAATTGGGATGAAGATAAATTCAACTGCCTTCATTGGTTCTATAGCAATATCAACATACAGCTCGTTACGTGCAATACGTGTTGGAGTGTTGTTTGAATCATCACACACTACCAAGTAATCATACACACCACGTTTTGCAACTAGATCATTAATTGCACCACTGATAACGTTTGAAATCTGGTCCCGGGTAATCTTATCATTTGGTTCAAATAAGAAGCCGTCGCCAACTCTTGCAAGTATTGTTCTAATAAAGTTAACAAGACGTGCAACGTTGATACGGTCAAGACTGCTTGTGGTTGGGTTACGTGTTTTCTGCCCAAATACAACTAGTCCAACACCTGGTAAATTGGTAATTGGGTTGATCTTGTTTTCGTATAATGTATCACGTAGTCCTACTCTAATACTGTTGAACTCAAACTCGCCTGTGGCTGAGTTGATATATCCAATACTACTAGCATTATCTACCAAACCACGTCTTGTGCCTGCTGGTGCAAACCACTGATATGCCACATTGTCGTTAAAGATCATTGTGCGCAGTGCCATGTGACTTGCAGGAACAGTAATAGTGTTACCTTGCAAATCGCTAGTTTGACCTGCTGGATAATAAACACCCAAGTACGGATCTGCAGTTGCTAGTCCGTCACCATTGGTGTTGTTGCTCCAATTAGCAATATCAACAGCATTTGGTGCTAAACGCATCGGTGTATCACCAATAACAAACGCTGTGTTTTTGCGATCGTTGTTTAGTGCAACCATTTCATCAATAACTTCTTCATAACCTGGTGCAACAATAATGTTGAATGCGTATTGATCTTCACGCACTTCTGTATTTGCTGTTACTGCACTCTGCATTGCGGCTACAACCATCTGTCGTTGCGCTTTGCGGCCTGCAAACATTGCACCACTGTTTTGTAGTCCACTTGCTGTTTGCCATGTGTTCTTAACAGTTGGCAATGCACCACTTGCGCCCGGAACTGCTGGTAAGTCAGGGAACGCTGTTGCATTAAACTTATTGTTTACATACTGCTTAACATTGTAACCACTTCTACGCATGTTGAACATTAGCATACCACGTGGGTAAAGTCTATAGTCCGGTGCGTCTTGGTCAATGTAATCACTTGCTAACAAGTCTGTGATTGCTGGTAAACTACCTGTAATAATGTCTGTAGTACCATCTGTATCCCACCGTGCATCTGCAAACAGGATACCATTCTGACTTGTTTGGTCTGTGTTGTCAATCAACACCCAAGCAGTACCACTGTAACGATAAAGTTTTGGATAGTTTTCCAAGTCACTGCTGTCTAACCACAAATCTCCAGCAACAAGTGCGCTAACACCGTCGCTTTGGAATGTTGGTTCTGATGCTACAACCTGAACACCATTTGCATCTGTTAGACTCAAATCAAAACCACGTGCATCAGTTTTCGATCCGTCGTAGTAACTGCTCTTGTAACCTTTCCATCCGCCTATGTCAGCTATCATAACATCAACTGTAGCGGCATCACTGTAGTACCAGTATGTGCCATCAGCTGGTGCTTGATATGGCTCGGTTGTGCTGTAAGTATATGTTAATGCTTCCCAGTTAGTCAACGCAAGAACACTACCGTATAGGATAGTACCTGTTGTGCTACTTGAGAAACCTGCATCTGCTGTTGGTGTACCTGATACGTCTGTTAGGTAAATGTCACCACCGTATATATGAGTGAATGTAATAACATTTGTGCTACTTACACTGATATCTAACTCTGCAATATTTTTTGCTAAAACGTCACTAACAAAACTTGCTGGTGATGTGCCACTCAATGTTACTGTGTATTCTGTAATTGTTGCACTACCAATACTGGTAACACCAATCTTCAGTTGCTCACTAGCAGTAAATGGGTTAGCGGCTGTTGCTGTTCCACTTACTACTGTTTGACCAGCTACTCTACGATTAAATGGCTTGTAACCACCTGTGCTTGTACGTAGTGGATCATAAGCAACCCAAAGTGTACCAGCGGCAATACCGTTACCACCACCTGCTGGGTCTAAACCATAAAGTGCGTTTTCTGCTCTGTTATAGAATGGAGCAGCCTGTGTGGTAAATGTTGCTGTTGTAGTCGAGTACTTCTTAATAACCAAATCAGCACCCGAACCAGTTGCGCCAAGTTTAGCAAATACTGAACCTGTTGGACGTGGTGTTGTGTCACTGCTTCTCCAACTTGGGTAAGCGGCAAAATCACCGTAAAGCAACAGTGGGTTAGCGTATGTTCCTGCTGTAATACCCAATGTTGTTAATGGGGTGCCTGAACCGTTTGCAATTGCAATCTTTCCGTCTGCTGTTGCTCCGTCACTTTCTGCTAGACTTGAAGCATACAAGTACAACTTGTTGCCTACATTAGCGGCTGTAACACCAGTAACTGCGGCAGAGTTGATTGAGCTAACAACTTGGTCTAGTGTTCTACCAGCACCTGTGTTACCAATAGTAACTGTTGTGCCGTTAATTGTAACTGTGGCAGCTGGAGTGCTTGCAGGAATACTTGGTGAAGTTGCTGTGCCTTTGATTGTAGCAACACTGGTTGCCCAATCATCTGTGCCTAGTCTTACCCATGTGTTATACTTTGCATCATCTGCCGGCAAATCGCCACCTGCCTTGAGGAACAAGTTAGCATTGCTTCCTGTACCAAATGATACAGCATACTGGCCAATTTGTCCAATACTTGCTTTAGGTACGTAGATGCTACTTACTAGTGTTTGGTCACTGGTTTCAGTAATCAACAATGGAGTATTGTTTGTGAATGCATTTGTAGTGGCATTCCATGAATAAATTCCCCATGTACTCGTACTTAAATCTAACCAATGCGTATTATTTGCTACTGCACCTACTGGTCGAACTGCTGTCGGTGCTAGTTCGTCTAGGTCAATATTTGCTCTAATTGCAAAAATTCTGTTAACATTGCCCAATGCGCTGTAGGCTGCCATTAAGCCATATTCATTTCTCTCATCTCCGTGTAATGGTGTACCTGCGGCGCTTTGTTTGAAGCTTGGGTAACCCATTGCGGCGATAAGCTCTCTTTGGCTAGTGTAGGCCAATAACTTACCTGCTCTAGCGGCTGTTGTGTCTGTGGCTGTTGTGCCTGAAGGATTTGTTTTATCCTGGGCTGTGGCCATTAAAATAAGTGGTACAGTTCCAACTGCACCTGGAACGTATTGACTTTCGTCTGTTACGCTGATTTCTAATCCTGGGGATACTAATGCCATGTTCTTTTCCTTTTTAAGAAACTTTTTTATATTTATAATAACACTATAGATTTTGGGTGATTAAGATGCCTTTCGAAAGGTTTGCTTATAAATACTAGCATGCAAAGACCGTTATGTCCTACATGTCGAGGCAATCCCGTAGCAATAAACTACTATTCCAAAGGCAAAGTACGTTATAGAAAACAATGTGCTGGCTGTGCTCGCCAAGGCAAGAGAGGAAGACAGGTAGCCGGATGGCTACGTGCAGGGTATAAAAAGAAATTAGCTTGTGATCGATGTGGGTTCATAGCAAAACATAAACAACAGATGTTTGTATTCTATGTTGACGGCAACTTAAAAAATAACAACTGGGTTAATCTAAAGAGTGTTTGCGCTAACTGTAGAATAGAAATACAACAAACCAAAAATACATGGACCGAAAGTTCCAATGATAACAACGAATGAAATTCTTAGTAAAATTTAAAAACTTTGATCAGTTGGTATGCAATATCAATGATACCAGTGTCGGGCGGAAGTATTACAAATTAACAAAAAAGACTTACCAAGAAGAGTTTCCTATATATAGAGATCGCCCTAAGTTTACAAAAAAGTACATGTCCAAACTTGCAACCATAGTAAACCAGCAACTTGGATGGTCGTGGGACTTTAGAGATACTAGCATCAAGCATACTGCACAAATGCACAAGGACATAGAGACTTTGTTAATGGAGGGATTCTCGCAAATTCCAGCAGAACTTGATCATGTAATACACGACTTGCACTACGGCTTGCACATACTCCAGCATAACATAGAACCTAATAGATTAGGTTGGTTACAAATCGAATGGTACAACGATGTAGGATTTGACATGGAATTATTTCCGTTTAAGCATAAATTGGAACTCGGCGATGTTAAACTGCAAAATCCATATGTTGGACACGGTCCACTACAGGTTTATCTCGAACAGGATTTCCAGCAGATTAGCCAAACTTGTAAGTTTCACGATTTTGTAAAACCAGGTATTAATATTGTAACTGTTACAGAAGATGAGTTCACAGACTTTGACGACTTGCTATCGAAGTTTAAACAACACGATCCTGCATTCGTTGCACGGCACAGCAGTAAAAAAATTGTCGACTATACAGGATACCCAGTAATTGGTCAAGTCAAGAACATAGATTTGTTAAAACAAATAATAAGTTACGATTCGGTCTTGGAATTGGAAAGTATTGAGTTTGATTAAAGTCGACTACTGATCTTAGAATAAAGATGATTTACAGTGCTGTTGTTGTTGAGCACTAGATCAAACACAGTTTGTAACCAGGCCCATTCACTTATGTGTATGTTTTGTTCTTCTAATTGTTT